TCTCAAGCAAGACAAGTTTTAGTAAGAGAAAGTAAGTTTGTCAGAAGAGCAGTTATACATTTCTTAGAAAAGTTAGAAAATCAAGGACTAGAAAATAAGGAACAAAAGAAACTGCCATTTCAAGTTCAAGAAATTAAACCTACTACTTGGAAAGGTGTTCCTGTTATAGAGGTTCAAGATTTAGCTAAACTAACTAATATAACAGATGCAACTATTCATTGGTATAGTAGAAATGAAAAAATAAATTTAAGGCATATGAATTTACAAGAATACAAGAAGGAAAATTCGGATAAAAATTATACAAATATTTCTGCAATTTCTGTTTTATACAAAGAAATGGTAATATCTTTATGTAAGAAATATGGAGTATATGAAAAATATAAAGACTTCATAGATAATTATTTTAAAACTATCAGTATAATTGAATACAAAGGTAAAGCAAAAGATGAGCTTGAACATTTGATAGCTGAAGCAACTAGAATAAAAGCAAACTTGTTAAAAGAAAAAGCAGAAATAGAAGAAAAATTAACGAAACTAAACAAAATGGGATTAACTAATTAATTGACACCAAGAGGAGTATAAAAGCTCCTCTTTTTTATTATAAATTAAATTTTAGGAGGTAGAAATGGGTTATAAACATGGTACATACCAACAAGAAGGGGCTACAGCCTTTCAATTACCTGTGGTTTTAGATTATGGGCATTTTATAGTTGGAACAGCACCAATTCACAAAGTTAAAGCTGAGAACAGAAAAGTCAATGAAGTAGTGAGAATAGGGACTTATCAAGAAGCTATCCAATACTTTGGAGATACTTATGATTTAGATTTTTCTATATCACAAGCTATCAAAGTTTTCTTTGAGTTGTATGCAGTTGCACCGCTTTATGTAGTTAATATCTTAGATTTAACTAAGCATAAATCGGCTAAGAAAACATTAACTAATAAAGCTCTTGAAAAAGGAAAAGTGTTAATCACAAGCCACAAGGTAATTCCTGAATCTGTAGTAGTTAAGAATGCAACAGGAAAGCAAGTTATATCTGATGCAAGAACTGTTTACACAGCTGAGGGATTAGAAATTTATGCAACAGTAGCTGGAAATAATGTGGACATAGAGTATGAAGAAGTAGACTTATCTAAAGTTACAAAAACAGAAGTTATTGGTGGATTTGATAGTACAACAATGAAAAGGACAGGGCTAGAATTAGCAAATGAAATTTTCTTGAAATACAGTGAGTTACCTGCTTTTATAGATGCTCCTGATTTTTCACATGAAAGTGATGTTGCAGTCATTATGGAAACTAAAGCTAAAACACTGAATGGCGGAATGTTTGAAGCAATAGCTTTAGTAAATGCTCCAGTTGATAAGAAATACAATGAATTGGTTGAATGGAAAGAAACTAATAATGTTTTAAGTAATGACCAAGTTCTATTATATGGAAAAATCAAACTTGCAGGAGAGATTTATCATCAATCTATCCATTATGCTGCTTTATCAATGAAAGTAGACTCTGAGAATAACGGAGTTCCAAGTCAAGGACCTTCTAACTATTCTTACAAAATGGACGCTTTTGTATGGAAAAATGCTAGTGGAAAGTATGAAGAAGTTAGATTGGATAAGGAGCAACAAGCCAACTTCTTAAATAAGAATGGAGTTGTTACAGCTATAAACTTTAAAGGTTGGAGATGTTGGGGATCTGAAACAGCTAAGAATCCATTAGCAACAGACCCAAAAGACAAGTACATTTATGGTCGTAGAATGTTCAAGTATATTGGAAATGAGCTAGTTATATCATATTTCAACAATGTGGATAAAAAGTTCACTTTAAAAATGGCTGAAACAATGAAAAAATCTATGAACATTAGATTAAATGCACTTGTTGCAGCAGATCAATTATTGTCTGCTAAAGTTAATTTTTATGCAGTTGATAACAGCTTAATAGATATCATAAATGGTGATATCACTTGGACTATAGAACTTGGAATAATTCCAGGAGCTAAATCTATAACATTCAAGAAAGTTTATGATGTTGATGCTTTACAAAAATTTGCTGAAAGCTTAACAGCTTAATAAGGAGGGAAAAGATGGGAAGAAAACAAATACCTAATGCTCTTATAGATGCTGAAACATATTTCAATGGTTCAAATAACCTTGCTGGAATATCAGAAGTAGAGTTGCCTAACATTGAGTATGACACAGTTACATCTGAGCAAATGGGATTGACTGCTGAATTAGAAGTACCTTTAATGGGGCACTTTAAGAAATTAGAAGCTAAAATCAAAATGGATTGTGTTGATGAGTCTGTATTAGAAATCAACAATGAAAAATCAATCTTGATTGAATGTAAAGGTGCAGCTCAGGCTATGAACAGAGAAACACATAGTGCTGATGTTTATGGAATAGATGCAACTTTCAAGGGTTTAATTAAGAAAATGGATGGGCTAAAAATGAAGCCTAGTGGAAAATTAGAAACATCTATTGATTTATCAGTAACATATTTCAAGCTTGAAATTGGTGGAAAAACAGTTATAGAAATAGATGTACTTAACAATGTAAATGTAATTCATGGACTTGCTAACCAAGCAGTTAGAAAATACTTAGGATTAAATTAAGGAGGACTTAAATGAAAGTAAAGTTATCAAAAGTGTATAATTTCGGCGGAAAAGAATTCGATGAACTAGACATAAATATTGAAGAAATGACTGGAAAAGATTTTATGCTGTGTGAAAAAGAGTTCAAAGCTAGAAACAAAGAAGCTGGAGCAGTAAAAGAACTAGAAGACTCTTGGGCTATAACTGTAGCAGCTAAATCTGTTGGAGTTAAGTATGGAGACTTACTTAATCTTATATCTATAGACTACTTGAAAGTGGTGAATGGGGTAAAACGTTTTTTGAGTCAAGGTTGGGAAGACAAAGAGGCTCAGAAGGATACTACAGTGGAAGTAACAGAGGAAATTGGTGCTTAATCTATCTGGATATGATAACGGAGCTTTTAAGAGTTCTTAATTACTTTAAAGTTAATGTAAGCTACGATTCTATGTTGGATTGTAGCTTATATGAACTTGACTACTGGATAGCTAGAGCAAATAAGTTTGTAGAAGAAGAGGAAGAAAGGCAAAATAATGAAAATTAAAAAAAGAGGCTGTGGTTAGCCTCTTATTCATTTTCTTTTATAAAATCAGCTGGAATTACGAAAAGAAGAAGAAGATATGTAATTACAATAAAATAAAATATTATTTTTCCTAAGATACCCCCATTAATATATAGATTATATAAGAAACCTAATACTAACCAACCAGGTGGTAAACAAAAGAATAAAAAAGTAAAAAATAAAATAGTAAAAATTAAAACACATAAAAAAATTGGATGTCTTTTAATGATATATAAATAATCAGTATTTTTTTGATTGTTATTCATTAATTTACCTCCTCTTCTTATTTTTTATAATAATACAATTTTTTTATATAAAAGTCAATGAATTTTATAGGAGGTGATATGCATGGCACATGATATGAGTTTAACTTGGCAATTGGGAATTGTTGGACTAAGTGGGACTCTTAAATCATTTTCAGATGTTGCAGATAAATTAACAACAGTTAAAAATTCAACAAAGGATTTAATTGAAACACAAGAAAAATTAAAAAAAATAGATAAAATAAGTGAATCACATGGAAAAGCTACTAGAAAGTGGGCAGAAGCTACTAAACAATTAGCTAAATTGAAGGAAGAATATGAAAAATCAGGAAAAGGAAATGCTGAATTTTCTAAAAAAGTTAAAGAAGCTGAGAGATATGTTGAGAGATTAAACACTCAAAAACAAAGACAGGCTCATTTATTTAAAGCAGCTAGAAGTGAACTTGAAAAAGAAGGTTTAAAATTAGAAGGGTATAAAAAGAGGTTAAAAGAAGTTAATAGTGAATTAGCAAGACAAACTCAATATAAAAAAGATTTAAATTATGCTAATAGTATCAGTAGTTATGGAGATCAACTATATCAAAAAGGAAGTCAACAAGTCATAACTGGATTAGCATTTGGAAAAGTAGCATTAAGCCCTATTAAAGAATATGCTAGATTAGAAGAAGCACAAGCAGATTTAAAAAAAATGATAGAGTTCAAGGATAAAGCTGAAGAACAGGCATATTTTAATAAAATAAGGCAAGTTTCTGAAAATTCTCCATTGCAGCAAACAGAAGTATATGAAATAGCTGGTGCTGCCGCTCAAGCTGGAATAGCAAAAGAAGATATTGTTGAATTTACAGAAAGAGCGATGAAATTAAAAGTAGCTTTTGATATGAGTACAGAGGCATCAGGAGAATTTATTGCTAAAAGTAAGGAGCAGTTAGGTTTGAGCCAGGAGCAAACTTTTGCATATGCAGATACTATTAATTTTCTATCTGATAATTCAGCTGCTAAAGCTAATCAATTGGTTGAAATCTCAAATAGAGTAGGTGGATTAGCAAGAACACAAAATATTTCTAAGGAAACCAACCTAGGTTTTGCTACAACTCTTTTATCTATGGGAAAAAGTGCTGAAGTAGCAAGTACTGGATTAAAACAACTTTATTTAGAATTAGGAAAAGGTGCAGACACAAAAAAGAAAATGGAAGCTTTTAAAAATTTAGGATTAAACCCTGATACAATAAATAAAGAAATGGCAATGGATGCTGAGGGAACTATCATTAAGGTTTTAGAAAAAATTGATAAGTTAAAAGCTGAAGATAAAGCAGCTGTATTAAATGATTTATTTGGGGAACAAGCTATAGACAGTGTCGCAACCCTTGCTAACAATATAGATAAAGTTAAAAAGAATTTAGCTTTAGCTCATTCGGAAATGACTGCTGGTTCTGTTGATAAAGAATATGCAAATAGAATGAACACATTAAAAAATATTTTTGAACAGACTAAAAACACTCTGCTAAATGGTTTAGCTGATATTGGTGAAGCTATAGGTCCCCAATTAAAAGAGTTTTTAAAAGGTTGGAGCGAAACATTTAAATCTTGGGGAAATTTTGCTAAATCTCATCCAAAATTAATGGCAGGAATAATAAAAGTTATAGGAGCTATAGCTATCTTTAACTTAACTATAGGATTAACAAATAGATTTATTACTGGGCCACTTACTAAGTCGTTTGCTTGGTTTTTAAAATTTGGTAAACATTTTAAATTTGGTGGGCTAATGCATGCTTTTAAAAAGATGTTTCCATTAACTTCAAAATTATTTAGTGGAATTATAAAGATATTTAAATTTTTTGGTGGGAATTTTATAAAAGTTATAAAAATGGTAGGTTTGGCAATAAAAGGAGCTTTTGTAACTAATCCTATTGGCATGATTATAGTAGCTATAATCGCTGTCATAGGGATATTTGTGGTTTTGTATAAAAAATGTGAGTGGTTTAGAAATATGGTTAATGCTGTATGGAAAGCTATTAAAGATACTTTTTCAAATGTTTGGGAGTGGATAAAAGGAAGATTTAACGCTTTAATAGATATTGGAGCTAATGCATGGGACGGGTTAAAAAATAGTGCAACAATTATCATAGACAAAATAAAAGATGCTTTTAAAGGTTTCTTTGATTGGTTGCACAATAAATGGGAAAATTTAAAATCTTTAGGTTCTAAGTTGAACCCATTTAATTGGTTTGGTAAAAAAGATAATCCAATACTACAAAACTACTCAGGTACTAACTACTTTGGTGGTGGACTTACAACTCTTGCTGAAAGAGGTGCTGAACTTGTAGAAATGAATAATAATTCTTTCTTAGTAAATTCTCCATCTATGGCTAATTTACCTCGCGGAGCTAGAATTCTTAATAATTCACAAACTAGAAGCTCTTTATCTTCGAGAGTATCATCTCTAAAAGATAGAATTAGAAGTATTTCAAACAACTCAAGAACTATGGTTGGTGGAGATACTATAACTATCAATATTAAAGGTGGTTCTGGAAGTGCTACAGATATTGCTAGAGAAGTTAAAAGGGTAATTGAAGAAATGCAAAGCAAGAAAAGAAGGACGGCGATAATATGAAAAAAGTAAAAGTTTATAAGAC